ACGCTAAGGGCAAAAATGTTAATCTGGTTACGGAATTGATGGATGGACATTACACACGCGCTCAATTTGATGCTAAGGTAAACCAATACTACCCAGACGTTAAACATCTTTCCCGTTGGTTGGTGAATTAATCATGGCAACACCTGATTCAAATGCGGACCCATTTGACGCACTGATGCAGCAAAGGATGAGCAATCAGCCCAATGCTGATCAAGAAGCTGCGCCTGACCCATTTGATCAAGCCATGGCTGCACGATTTAATAAACAGGCGGCGTCACCCGCACAGACCGATCCATACGAAGCCAAAATCCAAGCGAATATGCCTGTTGCAGAACAACAGGCAAAAGACCTTGGATACACAGGTGCTATCGCTACTGGCGCAGGTGAAATGTTGGGTGTCGGCCCCGCTCTCCGTGAAGCTGGGACTGACATTGCTGCGGCGGCAGGGTACGGACAAGGCGATACATTCGGTCAGCGCAGGGAAGACCTGAAAGCCCAATACGAAGCCCTTCGTCGTGCTTCCGGTGAGCAATATCCAAAGACACAGTTGGCGGCTGATATTGGCTCCCAGTTCCTCATTCCGTTTGCGGGTGAAATTGCTGGCCCTGCTGCTGGCGCTGCGGAGGCTCTTGGGGCCGCTCCTACTGTTGCGCGTATAGCTGGCATGGGTGTTGAGGCTGGCGCTCTTGGTGCTGGCTCGGCGGCAGAAGAAAAGCTGATTGGTTCAAAGCCTGAATCTGAACAGGCTGATATTGGTACATCCGGCGCTCTTGGCGCTGGTTTAGGTCTTGGGCTTGGTGCTGTCGGTGAGGGCATCGCCAAAGGCGCATCCGCCATTGCTCCTGATTGGATGAAGGCACTGACCGCACCGGGTGACGCGGCACTTACCAATCTTTCCAATTCTCTTCTGCTGGATGAGGCGAACGGCACATCGAAGATGCCTATTGCTGACTTGATCCAAGCGGCAAAAGACGGGCAACCTATTAAGGGTGCTGACATTGGTGGTCCTAAGTTCCAACAGACATTGACTGACATAGCAAAGAAAAACCCTGATGCTGTATCCGATCTTATGGATCAGTTGCGTGAAAGGCTTGCCGATGGCGGCCAACGGTTTGATGAGTTCGCTACGGAGATGAATAAAGGTATTGAACTGAATGCCGCCAAACTTCAGGCTGACGCGGCACAAGAATTTCAGAACCGTAATGAAGCTGCTTGGGCGCCGATTAAAAACCCAGAACTGGGTAAGGGTACATGGCTTCCGCAGTGGGATAACTTGTTGGATAAGCCCGTATTCCAAGATGCGGTTAAAAACGCAGAAGTAAATTTAACCAGAGAAATGGGTCCAGCGTTTAAATCCCCGTTTATGAATACGGGCGATACGCCTATTTCTAACCTTGATTTTCCGCCTGATATTGTTTCGACATTCAATGATTACGGAATCAAAACGTACGACGATTTGACTAAAATCAAACCAATCAGCCTGAAAAGCATGTTTGCCGTTGACCCTGCGGATAATACTGCTGCGGCTAAACTCAGAGCCAAAGCGCAGACGAATGATCTCGTTGATCAGTTAAAATCAACGATTGAAAGTCTTCCTCCGCCTCAGATGGTGCTGGCTGATCCTAACAATATCAATATGAAATATATTGATCAGGTTCGTCGCGAACTCAGTGCGATGCAAGATGCGGCATTCACTTCTCCCGCTGGAACAGAAGGCGGCGTCGGTAAGACGATCAAGAATGTTGCTGGAACTCTTATGGACCCTCTTCGCGATCCAAAGAATGCCAATTATAGCCCTGAACTGGATTATGCGATTAAAAACTCCGCAGATATCTTCGGAGAAAAAGACGCATTTACTGGCGGCCTACGACTTTTGGATAAGGATCGTAACACATTGGCGCAGACCAATGCGTACAATTCTACTATCAATATGACCCCGCAAGAAAAAACCCTTGCACGACAAGGTGTTCTTGCATCGTTGCTTACCAAGACCCGCAACTCGGATGGCAGCTTGAACACCAAAATGCTTCAACGGTACTTTGACCCTAATAACTATACGGCAAAAGCTATTCGGAACATTTTTGAAAACAACGGCTATGAGAAGCTGGAACGGTTCGTAAAGACAGAAGCTTTGTTCCGCAATACGCTTGCGAACTTTGCGAAGGGTGCGGGTAGGAGCGATCCTAACTTATACGGTTCGCTTCAGAAACTGAACCTTGTTCCTACTTGGTTGTACTCCAAGCCAGCAGCAATGGCGCAATACGTTTATAGCATAGCTGACCATTTTATGGGGCAGAGGTATGCAAAAAGGTTGGCTGACAAGTTAGCATCTACCGACATTGAACAGTTTCGTGATGCGCAAAAAATGCTTCAATCCAATCCGCGCCTTCTCTCTGCGATGGCAAAAAATATGATTAGGGTTTCTGCTGCTGCTCCGACAGTAGGCCAGAATTTTGTCCCATCCCGCGCTGCGGGTGGGCGTGTGGGTTATGAAGAAGGTGGTCAAGTAGATTATAAAAATGAATTGCCAGTGGATGTTTATCATGGGACACAACAACCAATATCGCGGTTAGAAGATCGTGGAGATGATTATTCTCTTTCTCGCGGTTTAGGTATCCACGTTGCAAAAGATCCCGCTGTTGCCAGCAATGAGTATTTTACAGCGAGAGGAGCCGATCCTTATGCTGGCGGACGTGTCATGCCATTAAAAATGGCATCCGAAGATAAATTTCATCAAATACACCAGCCATATATTCCAGATATGGGTGTCTTATATCATGACGATTGGGCAATTCGGAATGAAATAATGTCCCATGCATACACGCATCACCCAAATTTATTTGTAAAAGACTTAATGGAACAATGGCACGTACCAGAAGAGGAAGCGCGTAAAGCTCATCATCAACTTACTTCTGGTGAAATGTATCGTGATTCTTCCGGTATCGGCGCTAACAACATGTGGGGGTTTGTTAAAAATTTTGGATTACAACCATATAATCCTGATGATCGTAAGTTTGCCGTACAATCTTATCGCAACCATTTACGCAATCAAGGATATGTTGGTGTAAAATATCAAAACACCGGCTCGTCTGAAACAAAGGGCGCTAAAGATAAAACCGCTTTTATTGTTTTTCCTGAGGACATGCCAAAAGGCCAAACGTTTCCACTTCGTGGTAGGTTTGCAAATTTTGACCCATCTCGGAAACATGAATCTGATTTAGAAGCAAACAAAGGTGGTTTTATAACTCGGCCAAAACGGGCTACTGGCGGGCGCATTCCGGAAGTAGATAAACTGTTCAAGGCCGCCAAACGTACATTAGACGATGGAACCAAGCCAATGCTGAACATGCATGACGACGACATCGTTAAGGCTCTCAGGATTATGCAAGGGCGGGTGTAATGGATCATTTTGACTTATCAAAATTGATCAATATGGTTTTCCCCATTTTGATTGCAGCGATTGGTTGGCTGTTATCTCAAATCGCTACTTTAAATACAAAAGTTCAAGATTTAGAAAGCAAAATGCCTATGCTGATCACGTCTCAGGGTATCCCGACGGATAGTCCTATTTCTGCGGAAGCGCGGTATCATTTGCGTGATGAACTTACGAAAGAAATAAACGATCTTTCGGTTCGTGTTCGCATATTGGAAAAAGTTACGGAGGGAAAATAATGGACCTTTTAAAAAACTTTGGCCCTATCATCGGGGCTGTCGCACCAACGATTGCAACGGCACTTGGCGGTCCTTTGGCTGGGATGGCCGTAAAGGCTCTGTCCAGCGCACTATTTGGTGGAGATGATAGCAAGGGCGCGGACGATATTGCTGCTCTTCTTGGCGGCGTTACACCCGATCATCTTGCCCAGATGAAACAAATAGATGATGATTTCAAAGCAAAAATGGCATCTTTGAATGTCGATTTGGTCAAATTGTCCAACGACAACACCGATTCTGCCCGCCAGATGCAAATTTCCACGAAGGACTGGATTCCGCGTCTTCTAGCAATCTGCGTATCCGTAGGTTTCTTTGGCGTTTTGCTGATTATGCTGTTATACCCCGTCAACCAAAGCCAAGCCTTCACCCTTCTTCTGGGTGCTTTGGCGTCTGGATGGGGCGGTGTGATGAATTTCTACTTTGGTTCATCCGCCGGTAGTAAGGCCAAGACAGACATTCTTGGTCAGGCAATTAACGGAGCGCAGTAATGGCTGCTGGTAATTTTGAACAATGCTTGGCCCTGCTTCTGAAAGAAGAAGGGGGTTATGTAAATGATCCACGCGATCCGGGTGGCCGTACCAATCACGGCGTTACTCAGGCGGTCTGGGAAGCGTTTATTGGCAAAGAAGTAACCGAAACAGATATGCAGAACCTGACGGTTCAGGATGTAGGCCCGCTGTATAGGGCGCAATATTGGGATAAAATACGTGGTGATGAACTTCCTGATGGTGTTGATTATGCCGTCTTTGATTTTGCTGTTAATTCTGGGGTAGGGAGATCCGTCAAGGTTCTTCAGACGATTTTGAACGTCACCATTGATGGTCAAGTTGGTCAAGAAACGATTGACGCCTGTGAGGCTGCCAATGCCCGTGATGTAGCTACTCAGGTATGCGAGAAACGCATGGACTTTTTACAAGGGCTACCAACATGGGATGCTTTTGGAAAAGGTTGGTCTGGCCGCGTTTCTAGGGTTGAAACCATTGCTTTCCAGATGGTAGGATGAAACCCTCTCCCAATGGTGGGAGAGAGTTTTTCCTAACTTAAAAGGGGGATTCCGGATTGGGGTTCCCCTCTTTTTCTTCCCCAATCGTAACACGGTATTTGCAGTTTCGGACAACGTGCAAGTTTGTTCCGTTGTCTTCATAGTTGCGTTCGCTGTCCAGCCAGTTCAGGTCTTTAAGACCCTTGATAGCTTTGGCTACAACGCTTCTTTTCATATGTGTTGCATCCGCTATCGCATGAAGTGTGGCGGTAAATTCACCCGTTCCATAAACTTCCAAAATGCGAAGCATAAGGATTTGCTCCCGCAGCTTTGCGTTTACGGTCCAGATTACCATCTGTTGAGGAGTTAAATCTTCACTCATTTGGCGGTTCCGTTAATAGCGTTGGGTTAGGTATCTTTACTCGCCCAAAGGTTGGATTGGATTGCGACCGTATTTTAGGGTTGGGCCAAGTCCAGATTTCACCAGTTTCATCTTGGGTGCAAACCCACATGAGGTGATGCTCTTCCCCATAATCGATCATAAATAGGGCCAATGCTGACCCCTTAGGGGTCAACACTGGCATGGTGGGGTTGAGTTGGATAATCATCAATGATGATCCTTACCAAGTTCCAAAAGGTGCTTGATATACTGTTCAGTAATACCCTTCACTTTTTTGAATGTCATATCCAGATCATTGGTTTCCAGAACCTCTCTGTTCATCATGCAGATGATGAGCATCAGGGCGATGGAATGAGCGATGATTGCATCTGATATGTTCTTGAAATCTTTATCTTCCTGAACCATCGTCAGGACCGAGTCATTGACATGCTTGGATAGTTCGTCCGCCAGAGGAAAAGCGTGATCGAAGATATTGCCCAATGGGCTATCCGTTTGTTCTGGTGGTGGTCCGTCTGTAAGAATAAAAGCCATTTACTTGTCCCTTCTGACTACTGTGCCGTCCATTTTTCGTTTGAACTCAGATTTTTTACCAAATGGTAGCGGCGTCCTAGATACGTTAACTCCAAGGTGACGTGCTTCGCGCCGTTTAGCCTTTGCAATTGCACCCACGTCATCAGTCGTTTTTGTTCGATGGCATCGTACATGCGCTGGTGACCAATTGCTTTCGCTATCTTCGCCGCCCATCGCAAAAGGAACTCGGTGTTCGACCTCCCATGCTTCTCCAATGCCAATTTTGCCTTGGCATATATGGCATATACCTTTGTGGTCATTGAATAATTTAACCCTTTGTTTTGTTGAAATAGATTTGCGCTTTACCAAGGCGGTAACTCATCATCTAATGCGTCCCTTGCAGGAGGCTGCGGGGCTGGCTGGTGAGTATTTTTGTGAGATGTGCTACCCCAACCGCCAGACGACTGAGGCTTGGTTTCTACGGGCTTTCCAACGTTTCCTGAGAAGAAGGTATTACCTGCCTTGGATGTTTTCTTCCAGAAAGTCAGTTCGTGGTCTTTTCCGTCTACGACAATAGTCCCACGGAAAATAGGCTGGTTGTCCGCAGTGCGCCGCGTATTTTCAAACAGAACGCAATCGCCGTCTTTTTTCTCATATGCCATTTTATTTCACCCAAATATCTGTGAGGTTGAAGCCGATCATCTTCTCCACCTCGTGCAACAGTTCGTATTGATTTATGTCTGGTATCACTTCTTCGACGATCACATCCAAAGCGGCATCGAAGAACTTCTTAAACTCATCCTGACCCATCGCGTTAAAGCTGATGGATTGCGGAACCCACCAAACCTTATCGTCATGGAATCTGACTTGCTCCACGTAACCCAACTTGACCTTCAACCAAAGTAGTAGCTGTTCAGGGCGGCGGTAGGTTTCGTTGTTCTCGCAAATCTTTTGAAGGAGCGCCCAAAAAAACCTGTGTTGTTTGGTGCTTCTGGTCCTCGCAATCGTTGCTGAGAAGTCTTTCCCTTCTGGCAACTCATTCAAGGCTTCCTCATCCACGAGGGAACAAGGCTCCAGCTTGTTCCCCCGACGACGAACGTAAATAACTTCAGCCATTGTCGGAAGTTAACGATGCGCGGTACGCTTTGTAATCCGCTAGGAGATTTTCACGATGGGCAGGGATTAGTTTGCCAATCGCATCCTTATTTTCCGTAGCCCATGCGGTCAGTTCAGCAATCGTGCCGCACATCTTCATGGCGTCACGGGAGATTTCCAAGAACTTTTGGCTATCATCCGGCTTCATGCCCGGCTCCATCTGCTTAGGCTCCGCCTTCTTGGACTTTGCTGCTGGCGTTTCAGCGGCCTGTGCGGCATTGCCATCGTCATCGTCCTCACCAGCTACCCCGACCATGCTAAACAGGGCGTAGCGCCGTGCGTAGGTCATGGCGGAACCCATCTCCTGAGGGCGTCCTAAGCCGCCTACAGGATAGTCAGATTCGATCCATTGCCCCGACTTGTGAGAGATGCGGGTATGGAGGACAATCATATTGCCTTCCGTTACAGACGTGCCTTGGATAAAGCACAGGCCGTGTTTGCCGAAGCACTCACGGATAGCCGTAAGACCATCCGACAAATCCACATACTGAGATTTGAAGTGCGGATTGGTCTTTAGCTTTGGCGGGTTCTTCAGTACGCCCTGAGCCGCTGCGATAGCGGTTGCCAATTCGTTGATTGTTTCACTTGTTCTCATCTTACTCTCCCTTCATGCGCAATGAGCCGCGCTTATCACGTTTAAAACTAATGCCGTAGCCATAGGCTTCCGCTACATCTTCTTCAATCATACCCTTCAAGTTGCTGACAGCTTCGTCGTACAGCTTCTTGCCGGAACTGTTCAGCTTCAATTGGGCGGTAAAGTTTGCCCACGCATTGTTGCCCGTCATGTCCACCTTACGGACAGCATCAATAGGCGCACGAACGTTTATAGTAACTGGCGGGACTTTGTTTTTAACGCAGTCCCAGAACTTTGTTTCCGCTCCGATCAGGATGTCTGCGTACAAAGCATCCAGTGAAACATCAAACTTCTCATACTTCCCATTGCCGAAAAACACAGACAACACCGCCCGCTCCAAGCCACAAACAAGCATGTTGTGGGTCAATTGGGGGTAATACTTGTCCAGAATTTCGTCATCCTTGGCGAAAGCTGACACATGCTTTGCTTCGAAAACCGTTAGGCCATCATCCGTCAACCCATCCAAAGTGCAGCCCATGAATGAATGTGTTGCACTGGTTCTCTGAGTACCGTTATCCGTAACCTTACGGCCCGTCTGCTTTGTAAACCATTGAATGTTAAACGGCTCAGTGAATACACCCATCTGGACGTTCAGGTTATCGCTAAGATCGTCATCTTCTTTTTGACCAGTCTTAACCATCCAAAGGTTCATAAGGTATTCTTCGTTACCACCCATAATGGTGTTAGCGTCTGATCCGCCCAAAAGATTGGCGCGGAACAGTTTCTGTTCTGCTGTAAGTGCCATGATGTTCCCCGTTGTTGTACAATTGTATTTTTAGTGCTAGTTCGATAATTTGTCAACTAGGTTCTTAAAGAATTATAAACTCAGCTAAGTCCTTGTGACATAAGTATTTTTCTTCCCAAGTGTTTTTTTCCTCTTCATAAATGTTGCGAATGACCCACTTTTTTTTCGTTTCGCCCTTGATGATGGCGGCGTGGGTGAACTCATTATTTACGATGAAGTACGCAAACGCATTGTACCGATCTGCTGATGCGACATTCGCGACGATAATCTCATTATATATGAAGCTGTCACGGTCATAAAAAAGCATATTACGACCTTTGACTTCAATGATGTGCTTCCCGTTAACAATTATATCCCCGATGTCTTTGTACTCATCTGCAAAATCAGGATCAGGGGCCAATTGCATGGCGGGTATTTCAACAGAGCAGTTCTTTTCCCTGTTCAAATATTCCGCAACTTTAAACACCGCCGATCTAGAATTGATAAAACGTTTCGTGAAAACGCTCCAACTTCTGTTTACTGGTTTCTCATCCATCTCTTTACATCCCCCAGAAAGTTAAGTTCCGCCCGTTTATCAGAAGGGGTTAAGGCTTTTATGAACATCCGTTCTCTTATCCCATATCTGACGTGAATTTTCAGATGGTTTCGGTGTTGATCAACCGAAGTTATTTCAACACCCATATTTTCGATTTTCTCCTTAGCGTCTTTGAGACTTTTCAAATTGATCATTCTGAGTCTCTTTTCTCTGAGTACGTGGGATGGTGTAAAGAGCCATGTGGTGCTTGCACCATGATTTTCCTTGTACCGTCTCATTACCGCAATAAAGGGTATCCAGCCCCTTTACAGGGCCAAGAACCGCCCTGCATTGTTCAAACAAGAAATCCAATTTCAGGATTTTCTTATTCATGGGCGTGTAAGGAGCGTCCGGCTCATCGCTAATTGCTAATGGCGGCAATGATAAATTTGAATAACTTTCCCCTGACCCGAACACTATTTTTTTCTGTTTGTTTGGCTTCCTTAGTTTTTTACGAACTGCATTTGGAGTATTCTGTGCGGTTCTAACTCCAAGAGGAATACCCCTTCGACTACATACGCCAATGACGGAGTTTCTTGTCCGATCAGGAAAGTGGGCGGCAATTTTGGTAGAACTTTTACCCTCGTTTGTTAGTTTGCGGATTAACTCAATATCTTTTTCAGACCAATATGGATTCATAGTCCTTCCCCTTCTTCCACATCTATTTCAACCTTCACACAGGCGATGCGGACACCTAAACTTGTTTGCTTGTCAGCAAGATTAGCATCTGCTTTCGCATCAAAAAGACCAGAACGATTTGATCCATTGTATAAATTCACCCAAAAGCTGCGCTTGATGCGGGGCTTCACTTCAATGAGGTCAGACGCAGATGAAGGTGAGCCATCATAAACTCCACCGCATATAAATTTTCCATCCTTTGCCCAACACATTGCCCACCAGCCATCCTCCGTAAGTATGGCTCCATGAACTGCCCAAATACTATTCCCATCCGTCGCATAAATCCGCACTTCGCGGCCACCACGGGTGCGGTATTGCTTATCTTTGCTAATCATAGTCATTCCCTCTCTTTCAGTTCAATTCCATTCCACCCACGCCATGAAAACGACAAAGCCCCCACATATTCCCGTACAAAACGACGCGACAAACGACCATACCGCGATTGGGCCTTCGGTCGGTGCTACGTTGGCGATCCAGTAGCTTACCGCTATTAGCGCCGCACCTAAAATTGCATTTTTCATCACTCACCCTCCTTCAGTGCGGCACGGGCTATATTCTGCAAATCATTGAAATTTTGAATTGCATTTTCATGGTTATCGTAACGATAAAATTTAATCTGTTGCAACGCTTCCCGCAGCCGCACGATCTCGTCGGCGGCTTCTGTAAAAGCTAATTCAAGAGTGCTATGCGATTCATACACATGTTTTCCCGCGTAGGAACGCAACCGTTCAACGATATCCATCACTCACCCTCACCAATCACGCCCATAATATCTTTTGCCATATCCAACCGCCCTGCTTGTCGCCCAACAAAATACGCTTCGTTAATCGCGTCTGCTGAAATGCCGTGTTGGTCAATAAAATACTTTGGAACATTACCATCTGCGGCTTTCAAGCGTTCGCTTGTCCAATGGGCGGAACTGCATATTTTACGAATGTCGTCTTTTATAAATTTGATCCGCATTTGTAGTTTTTCATAATCAGTTTTCATCACTCACCCTCCTTCAGTGCGGGGTAAACTAGAAACCCTAAACTACTTCCACGCATCAATGCTTCCTTAGCTTTATTTCCTAAGCCTAACAAAGCTGTCCCCACATTACTGGGAGCTTTGCTTGCTAATCCGTTTGGTTGTATGAATTTTACCCGTGGCCCTATAAATAAAATTGCATCCATTTTTGGTGCATAAGTTTGAAACCATTTTGCGCTTGTCCGATCAGGGGTTAATGAAATTCCATTTCCATGAGATAAGAATTTATTAAGCCACGGTTCTATCCCTTTTCTTTTTCCAAAAGGAGGGTTCATCCAAATAAACCCCTTCCACTCTTTTTCAAGGCTGTTTTCTGTGTAATAATTTTTAGTAGGAACATACGTTGCTTGTTTAGGATGCGCTACGTCTAGATCAAATTCACAACCTAACGCATCAAATATATATTTTGGCGTATACCACTCATTAGATTTTCCAATACCTTCCCAATGAAACATCACTCACCCTCCTTCAGTGCGGCCTCATAATCAGCACGGGATAAAAAGTAATCCATGTGTATTCCCTTGCTATCAAGTTTTCTTCTGGTTTTTTATTTCCCATCACCACTGCACCTCCCCATTAACGACGATATGCTCATACCAGCGGTCGTTATCCTCACCTTCCCAGAGCGCCCAGACGTTGTTTGGCTCGTATTCGTATCTTATTAAGGTTTTCATTTCATTTCCTTTATAAAAAGTTCTTCGTATTGAGACGGAATTGGAAAATAATCCAATGATACTTGTCTTAGTCCCGGCATCAGAAGTTTCCGAATTTCAGAAAAATTGATCCTGCTCCCCGTCGGAACGATAACTTTTATTGGCTTTGGTTCAATAAACGAACGAACAGGCATGATGTCTGCCACCCGAATTACTGCCGGAGCCGCTACAAAACTGATCAGCCCCTGAATAACCCCTCTGCGCGTAATCATGTCATCACCACGCCCCAAACCAAACGCCGGTTCCATGAATAATAGCGATTGGGAACATCAATGCTCCCGCAATCAGGAAACCCCATTTACCCGCTACCAGACACACAACCACATGGGTTAACCATGCCGCCGAAGCCCATAAGCCAATTACAGACCCGATCAACCACCCAATAAAATTAACCATTACAAACCCTCCCCTTCATCACAATCGATCTCAACTTTCACACAGGCGATGCGATTACCTACTTGCATTGCATCGGCCTGTTCTTTTGATGAACATCCAGCCGTCAAACCTTGCGGTTTAGGATATACATTAAACCAAACCGTCCGTTTGATCCGTGGTTTTACCTCAACAAGATCAAACAGGGTTTCATTGTCGCCTGAATTGATATTGCCGCCAAACTCTGTCCAACAGGTCATTACCCACCTGTCGTGATGTTGTATTGCCCCGTGAACCGGATATTTCCCGCCACCATTCACCGAATAAATTATAACTTCATCGTCTTTGGCGGTACGGTATTGCTTACTGATGTCGATCAAAGGTTTAACTTCGGGTATCTTGCGGATCATATCGTGCAGAGCATCATGCTTCTTTAATTTTTCAATTTCGGCTTCAACCCATGATGCATTTTTATATTTTGCCTGTTTGATTGCAAGGCTGCTTTTCCCCATCAAAACGCCAATTTCTTTGTGGCTTTTACCGGCAAACAAATACGCTGCAAGTTCTTTAATTTTACTATATGTCCATACATGGGAAGTTTTTGGCCCCGTTTTTTTCTTAATCATTTTTTTCTCCTCATTGCCAAGTATCGATGTTTCATTTGAACCCCCGTTGTTCGATATTGACACTATGGCTTGTATCGAATAAGTTGTCAATATGGTTGTAAACGGAAAATTGAAATGACACATGAAGTCGCGACGCGGGTAATCAGAAAGCTGGGCGGCCCTCGTAATGTTGCCAATATGTTAGGCATGACGACACAGGCTATCTATAAATGGACATGGCCTGTCGAAAGGGGCGGCACTGGTGGGTTTATTCCTACACGCCGTCAGATTGAATTGATGGTAGCCGCCAAGCAACGTGGCATCGAATTGAAAAAAGATGATTTCTTTCCAAGGGACCCAGTCGATGACGCCACGGTTTAAAGTATCCCCGAAAGAGGACAGAACGATTGACGGGATTACGTTCGACTCCAAAGGCGAGATGAAGCGTTATCTTGATTTGAAGTTGGCGCAGAAGGCTGGAGAGATTAAAGACCTACAACTTCAGTATGAGTTCCCTGTCCAGATCGATGGGAAACATTTTTGTACGTACACCGCTGATTTTTCGTACATAGAAGCTCGTACAGGCAAGGCGATTTATGAGGACACTAAGTCTACGGGAACCGCCAAGGACCCCGCGTACAGGCTCCGTAAGAAGGCGGCGGAACTATACTATGGCGTAAAGATTACGGAATTTTTGATTGGGTGGAAGCCAAAAACGTTGACGAGGAAGAAAAAGAAGATTACGGTTAAAAAATAAACGGCCCCACATGGGGCCATTTGAAGTAGGTGATGGGACTGCAATCCCTAATCCTAATACTTAGGTGGCGGAAGTTCAGGACTGATTTGTTTATAGTCCAAAGACTGCCGCCTTGCAATAGGTGGTATGTGTTATGTCTCAAAAAGCTATAGGTTGGGCTTTAAGTAAAACAGGAATTTCGTGGCAAGCGAAATTTGTTTTAGTTTTGCTTGCTCATCATCACGATGAAAGCACGGGTTTTTGCAACCCGACAAAAAGTATTTTAGCAGAACAATCTGGTTTCCCTCAACAAATGATTGGGAGATACACAAAACAGCTAAAAGACATTGGTTTTATTAAAAAAAGACCTCGTTATGATGAAAATGATGCTCAAATAGCAAATCATTATTGGCTCCAAATGGAAAATGATGGAGTTGCAATATGAGTGGATTTGCAAAAATCTGGGCTTGGGAACAAAAAAACCTTACCCCAACAGAAAAATGTGTGTTGATGGGGCTGGCTGATTTTCACACGGAAAATGGCGGATGTTATCCTTCTTTAAAAAGAATAGCTGAAAAAGTTAATGTTAGCGTTGATACGGTAAGCCGTTCGATTGATAATTTGATTGAAAAAGGTCTTGTCAAAAAGGAGCATAGGAGGAAAGAAAATAATGGTCATACTAGCAACTTTTACGATTTGCTATTTACCTCCATTTTACCTCCTATACCCTTACCGCAAATTGCGGATACCCCTTCCCGCAATTTAAGTAACGAACAACAGTATATAGAACAAGATACAGTTCCTTCGGAACTGCACGATCCCCTAATTGCCTTTTCGTCGAACTACGAAGAGCCGCCAGTGAGTGAGCAAGCGGAGTTCTGGGCGGAGGCTAAGGTTATCTTCGAAGGTTGGCGGATACCGGACAAACGCGCTAATCCATTGATTGGAAAGCTGCTGAAGATGTCTGGCGGCAATTATTCAGAGGTTAGGAGATTGCTGGAGGAGGCAATCGCCAATGACGTTACCGACCCCGTTCCGTGGTTGATAGCGGCTGTTAGCGGTAAAAATAAACGGGGCAAGGAGGCAAAGAAAAAGCAGATTGCAGATGCATTTGCAGAACTGGAGGCAGCAAGTGAACGAAGGAAAGCTGAATGGCGGGAGCAATACGGGACGGAGTACGGCGTTTACCCTGACGCCGGAGAAAGCGGTGGAAAGCATAATGAATTGCTACAGCCTGAACCACCTACCGAATCCAAGCCTGTTCATTCAGAACGCAGCGAAAGCGTTGTCAAAGTATCCGCCAAACGTGTTGCACAGATTGTGCGACCCAACCGTAGGGATACTAACCAAGGCCAAATTCGCCCCATCCATAGCGGAACTGGTGGCGGAGGCGGAGAAACTAACGAAGCGTGGCAGTAAGAATTTTGTTTAACAACGGGAGAACTAAAATGGATACGACAAAAGAAAAAACGCATGGCAACTATCGCGATACAGCTTCGATCAGCCAAGGATTGAAAGCAGTGATGGCATCTGGGAAAAACTGGGATAATCTTAATAATTCGCAACGTGAGGCCTTGGAGATGATTTCGGTTAAAGTTTCACGCATTCTGTCTGGCGATGCCAATTTTCGCGATCATTGGGATGACATCGAAGGTTACGCTGAACTTGGCGGTGAGAATAGCAAGAACAGTCTGCCACAGGTTCAGTTTGATTTAGCAAAAGCGATGGGGGCGTGAAAATGACCGATGATAAAATAAAAAAAGCCTATCGGGAATTAAGCGCACTAATTGACGGAGGAACCAAAATGACTGAATGGATGGATATAAAAACCGCACCAAAAGACGGAACTGAAATTTTGACGATACAGATGCACGAAGGCGATTATTTTAAAAGACAAGCCATCATGTATTGGTATTTGCCACCCGCACAATATCGTTGGAATTTAACAGACGACGACACAATGAAGCGGTTTCCTATTCCGCCAATTGGATATTGGCGCGGAGAAATATTTTTAAACCCCACTCATTGGATGCCATTACCTAATGCACCGGAGCCGCCAAAATGACTGAATGGCAACCAATAGAAACCTGCCCAAAAGATCATTGGGTATTGGTGTATGAACCCAGCGGGCATCTTATAGTTGCCAAATGGATTTACGCAGACCAATGGCAATATGCTCAAATTGATGATCCTAAATTTTATTTAAGTTGCCGCCCTACCCATTGGATGCACCTGCCAGAATTGCCGGAATTTCCAAAATGACTGAACACAAAGCCATTGGTTTTTCCTATAGCATCATTGGCGATGTTAACGAAAACAAATGTGTTGAGCCAGAAAAACGGTGGGTAGGTGGTCAATATGGCTGGGCAACGCATAGGTTCCCGATAAAGGGCGGAATAACAAAACGGGAAATGACGCGGCGTATGTTGATGGATTCAATGTATGAGGCCAGAAATACAATGTTGATAAATTTGTTTAGTAAAACGGAGCCAACAAAATGAGACAGTGGATAGTCCGCCATGAGCGGGACGGCGACAACATATCTGCGCTGTGGGAGAACGAAGACGGCGACCGGTGGTACGAGCATATTGTCGTCAATGGGGAGGTGATTTGGTGATGGACAACGAAAAAGAAATAGTTTGGACAGATGACATGGGGTTCATGCCACCAGTGGTGAAAACAGAAGGCCGAATTATTTGTCGGCATGAGTGTCAGCTAACAGAATACAAAGCCGAGATTGAGCGGTTGCGTAAAGAAAATCTCAGCCAAAGGTATGACATCATGCTTCTCAATTCACGTCTCCAGACAGAGCATGAGATCATTCGCATAAGTGAGGAGGGTGAGTGATGGATATTGCTGAAAAGATGGCTGCTGATATTGCATTGGCGATGGATGGCGGAGAATGGAAAGATGGAAAATGGTATAGCAAATTCCACCGTGATGCGTGGATCAAGGCTGTCAAGCCATACGCTGATGAGATTGAGCGGTTGTGGGAGGCCGCAAAAGATCGGCCAAAAGATCGGCCAAATGAAGCCGCCAATGAAATTGAACGGTTGCGGGAAGAAATGGCGGATTTGAAATATAAAAAAACTTATTTTGAACGGGCTTATATGGCGGCAAGAAGAACCCTTGATAGCAAGGGAATACACATGGATTACTTTTTATCCCGTGCTGATTATGAGGCCGCACTGAAGGAGGGTGAGTGATGGATAAAACAGAGCAAATGGCTGCGGACATTGCTATGGTAATGAATGGCGGCGAATGGAAGGATGGCAAGTGGTATGCCGAAGGACATCGGCAAGCATGGATAAAGGCTGTCAAACCATACTCTGATGAGATTGAACGGTTGCGGGGTTCATATGAAGACTGCATCAATGCTGTTGATACTATAATCAATGACGGAATGACTGAGCCAGCAAAATTTGCCAAAATTCAACACAGTGGGTTTACCGCGTATAACTACATGATCGCAATGGCGGAAGACATAAAAGATGAAATTAAAAAACGGGCCGCATTGAAGGAGGGTGAGTGATGTATATCGTAAAAAACCGCGCACCAGATTTAGCGATTGAACTATTGGAAAGCGCGGTGGAACAAAGAGATAAGACAATTAAACAGGCGGTCGAAGCCTTGGAGATGTGGGTTAAATTCTGGAACGCTGACAACGATGAAAACTCATTGGAGCCGCTATTGGCTAAAGAAGCTATGGAGGCAACGTTGGAACTTCTGGAACGATTAGCAGAGGAGAATAAGTGGAAAAATATATAATCATATTTTTCGGGCTGCACTCACTATGTTGTTTCTTGGTACTATTGGCTTGTGGACTAAAACAGGAGAAGAAAATTGAAAAAATCGACTACCTCGCCAGATGGCGAAAGTGATGTTGCTGTGTTTTGGCAGAAAGAGCGGATGGAATTGCTCGCTGATTTAGGCGAAGCCGTTGCCGTCGTTAAGATGGCGGCTGTGATCCTGAAAGACCCCGAAGATCGTTTAAACCTGAGGGAAATTTGGGACGATAAAGCACAAGAAATCTGGGATAAATATTACGGGAGGATACAGGATGGACGTACAGGCATTGGCGCAAAAGCATGGGATACGGATTGGGTCGGGGACTAAGGGCGCACAAAAAACAAAATGCCCAAAATGTAGCGATAAAAGGTCGCACGCATCAGACCCGTGCCTATCGGTCAGAATAGACCAAACGGGGATCGGGTGGCGTTGCTTCCACTGTGGATGGACGGGAGGAGAGATGACGGATGCTTTCAGAATTACATCAAAAGTGGTTAACCAAACGGGGAATAAACACCGAAATCGCGATCCATATGGGGATTTACTCCGTAAAGCGCGGGTCGGATGGGCAACTCATTAGTGATACGGAGGGCGATATCATCGCCTTCCCTTTCATCAAAGACGGGGAAATAGTCGGCCATAAATATCGCGGGCCGCATAAAACATTCTGGCAGCAAGCCAATGGTAGAAAGCAATTCTTCAATGTTGATGTTCTCCAAGACCCCAACCTCATCGACGGGACTAGTGCGCTTGTCATTGTGGAGGGAGAACTTGACGCATTGGCGGTGGCATCTGCGGGATACCCCTATGTGGTATCAGTTCCAGACGGTGCGCCGCCACCTAGGGATGGGAACGGAAATCTCATTGTCGTCCCAACCGGAACCGAAGATATCATACCAGATGCCGACGGAAAATTTGGCTATGTCACGGCTGATTGGGAGTGCCTTGCTAAGGTCAGGCGTATCATTATAGCGGTCGATAATGACGAAGCTGGAAGGAGATTAGCGGATGAACTCGTAAGGCGGCTGGATAGGGTTCGCTGTTCGTTTGTGACCTATCCCGAAACCTGCAAAGATTTAAACGAGGTTTTGGTATTGCATGGGTCGGAGGGTGTCAGAACCCTGATATTCAATGCAAAGCCATATCCGGTCGATGGTGTTTACAAACTATCGGACTTCCCGCCTGAGGAACCGATTAAAACCTACTCCACAGGCTGGGGACAGCTTGATGAGTATCTGAGGCCATATGCTGGCGCTTTCATGGTTGTAGGTGGCTTTCCGGGGCATGGTAAGTCTACGTGGACAATGCAATTCGCTACGAACATGGCTCGGTTGCATAATTGGAATATTGCGGTTGCATCGTTCGAAATGAAGGTTGTCCCGTATGTAACAGATACGATTATGTCCACGTTTCTGCAAAGTCCGATCAAATTTGCTGCTGAAATCAACCGAAAACGGGCGGTTAATTTCGTAGAAAACAAGTTTACGTTTCTCGCCCCTAACCGCTCGGATAACGATACAGAGTACGATATCGATTGGCTTTTGGAGCGGATGCAGGTTGCGGTTATCCGAAACGGGGTTCGGATGGTCGTAATTGACCCGTTTAACGAAATAGAACACCGGAAGCGCGGCGATGAAACCATGACGGAGTATATCGGTCGGGCGATCCGGAAGCTGAAAGCGTTTGCAATGCAATATAACGTGCTCGTTTGTGTTGTCGTGCATCCAACGAAAGGTTCCAGTCAATTAGATAGCGCGGATTTGAGCCTATATAGCCTCGCTGACTCGTCCCACTGGGCGAATAAGGCGGATTTAGGCGTAATAATCGGTCGGGTCGGTGATCCTAAAATTGATTTGATAACGGGCGTTTATATTAAGAAAATCAGGTATCAGCCGGATGCTGGTGCGCTCGGAGAAGCGTTTCTAACCTTCGACAAATCGACTCGGTTGTTTTCGTAATCGTTTCGGGGTATAAGGTTAAACGCGCTCCCGTTTTTCCTCCCGAAATCGGTTGAGCCAAACTAGGCGGTTGGCTTTCCTCCCCCGTTGAGCCAGCCGCCTTTTTTTGTTTAACGCATTGAAAAACAACCGAAAACGAGGTATTCTCGCTCGGTTGTTTCTCATTGTAAATATGACAAAAGGGGGCGGTTATTGAACCGTTCCACCGTTTCTTATTTCCTCCATCGCTTCGATTTGCGATAGGGTTTTAATCGCCCCCTCAAAGGTTCCTCGCAATAATTGGGGCGGTATTCCGCTTTCCATTGCGACTAGGACAATAGCCCCGACAAGGGACGGAAACGCGGTAGGGCCGCGCTCGCCCGCATAGTTTGCAATATTTAGGGCCGCATCCATCAAATCGTTGAATGGCGGTTGGTTGCCTTGGTGGTGCTTTTTCTTTTTCTTGCTCATAGGTCGGCCGCCTTTTCCATTGGGTTATAAGGTTTAACCGCTCGGTTATATACCGACTCGGATTTAGTCCAAAGGACGCGTTCCCACGCGCCCCCGATTGGTAAGCGTAAATTGTCGCGTTCGATATCGTCGAACGTGTCGTAATCATGCTCGGTCCAGCCGGAACCGTTAGACCAACAAAGGTCGGGATCGGTTAAATTGTAAATGATCCAAGCCATAACTTTCCCCTTTCACCCGCAATCTATGATTTTGTCGCCTTGCGTCAAAACGAACGCGAGAGGCTCATCCGCATTGAAGCACTTTGCTGCCGCGTTTATTAATTCCATAGCGTCATAAACGGCGGTTTGCCCTAATCCAAGGTGAGCTTCCCCGTAGGAAAGCTCAATAGATTGAACCGCATCCGCCTTTTTAGCCTCTTGATAGCTAAAATAGCGGCTCTGTTTGTAAAAATTTAATGTTACTGAAGCGGACATGGTTTTCCCCTTATGCGTTGTGGGTTGAATAGTTACGGATGACGAAGCCGGATTCGTCGCGCTTTGCTCGGTTGCCTTTCGGCGATAATCCGACAATTACGCCCTTGGGATCAAGGAACCGCAAATCGTGTTTATCCCCGTCAATAACGGGATAACCTAAATAGGTTTCAGGCAAGCCGGAACCGAAAACAACCGCAACATTGAAACCACGCGCTAGCAA